AGCGGGCAGGGCAGGTCGCCCGGGGCGACCAGATGCGGGTTGCGGCAGTGCTTCGAGGGCTCGGCGCACTCAAGAGCAAGCATCGCAAGTATGGGTGGGTGTACCACCTCTCGAGGGAAATGTTGGAAGGCAACTCGCAAAAAACTACGAGTTGTGTCGCGGGCAGCGAAACGGGCGACGAGGCGTGAGAGGCCGTTGTGCAACTCGCAATTCTTGCGATGTCGCAGAAAACTACGAGTTGGAGGGTATTTTGGGGGTATTTTGGGCCATTTTCGGGTGTCGTAGCACCAACCTTTTGAGGTTGGAACACAGGTTGGAACGCTTCGGTGCGCGGCAAGTGGTTGGTTTATCAGGGATTAATTTTCGGGCGTTCCAACCCCAACCTTTTTCCATAATAGTAAAGGGAAAACGAGGAGAGGTGAGTTAGTGTATTAATACAGAATACCCCTGTGTTATATATAAACATAGGGGAAAAAACCGCGAGGTTGGAACATTTGGCGGTTTTTAGGTAGCATTTCGTAACGATAACAACGGCATAAGAGCGTTCCAACCTGCGTTCCAACCTGCTCTTTGAGGTCGGAACAGGTTGGAACACGAGAAATTACAAGCACTTAGCATTTTGAGGGGTTTTCGGTGAGCGATTTTCAATGCACAACCGGCAAGCAGACTTACGCTACGCTGGGCGCTGCGAAGGCGGTCCAACGGCGGCTTGAGAAGCGGGTGCGCGGTAAGCATTACCGGGGCGCTTACGCCGTCGGGCCCCTACCCCACGCGTATCACTGTGCGCTGTGCGGCCACTACCACCTCGGCAGGAGAGCGCGATGAACCAGCAGCCACACCACAACGCGGGGATGCGGAACGGCAACGCCTCGCTGACCGATGACGAGGTCGATATGATCCGCGACCTGTACGAGGCAGACCGCTTCAAGCCTCGTGCGGAGCGGTTCTGGACATGGGGGCGGCTGGCCGAGAAGTTCGAGGTTTCGCGCCGGCACATCGCGAGGATCACGGGCTACACAGCGCGGCTCCCGCCCGAGTAGTGACCTCACGACCCGCGAGGCGCGCTATGCTCTCCGCATGTCACGCGAACAAACCCCTGACGACATCAAGCAGCTATTCATCGACGAGTTCGAGAAGCACGGAATTGTCGCGCCCGCGTGCAAGGCGGCAGGCATCCACTACCATGCGTACCGCCACTGGCTGGCCACGGACGAGGGCTTCTGCGAAGCCGTCGAGAACGCCCGGGCGGTAGCTGCTGACACCATCGAGAACGAGATATACCGCCGCGCGATCCTCGGGGTCGAACGCGAGAAGGTGATCGGTTCTGGCGAGAGCGCCCGTTTCATCACCGAGAAGCATTACAGCGATGCGCTGGCCGCGAAGCTGCTCGACGGCGCGAAGCCCGAGAAGTACGCAGCGCGCAGCAAGGCCGAGATCAGCACACCCGAGGGCAAGTCTCTCCAGATCAGCGACACGACATCTGCAGCCCGCATTGCGGCGATCCTCGAAGGCGTCAAGATACGCCTCGCGGGGACCGTCGAGATCGACCCATTGAGCTAAGGAGAGCGACGTGCGCGCTTACGAACTCTCTGCTACCGCGACCTCGTTGGAGACATCTGCAGGGGCCACAACCACGGCCAACGCCACCGAGGCGGGGTACTGGAAGCGCATTGCGCTGGCTCTCGAAGCGCTGACCAGCAGCACCTCAACCGCCAACGATAACGTCCCGGGGTGGATGAAGCGCGCAGCGGTAGCTGCGGAGGCCAGCGCGGGCACCAGTGGTGCCGAAGAGAACACTACGGACACCGGGGTGCTCAAGCGGCTGGTTGACGCTCTGGAGGTCAAGTCCGGCGCGGTGTTGGCCGGCTCTCTCTGGTATCGACTGCGCATGGCTGCGGCTAACGCGGTGTGGGCTCCGGCGAGCGCGCTGCCCGCCATGAAAGACTACACCGCAACGCTTGCGGTCTATGACCCGTCCGACCTCACGACCATGTGGCAGGACCGCGCAGGAACGACTACACAGGCAGCCATTGGCCAGCCAGTCGGCAAGATGCGGAACGTCAAGACCAGCGCCACGGCGCTGCACATGACCGCGATGACAGGGGACTCCCTGCGCCCCACGCTTACGGCGAACGGGCTGGTCTTTGACGGCGTGAACGACGGCATGAACGATGGCGCTACATCTGGCCTGCCGGCAAGCACCACGATCCTGATGTTGGTTAAGACGACCGACACAGACGCTATCATCGTTTCCAATACGACCGCAGCCTTCGTCGGCTGTTGGGACGGCACGGGCGGCGCGATCAGTTCCGGCGCAGGAACACCCACGGTCAAGGTCGATGGCGTTTCCAAGACCACGCGCTTGGCGCTCAAGACAGCGATCAATGACAACGCAACGCACACCGTGTTGATCGAGGCCGCGAACCTGTCTGCGTGGGGCACAATGGGTTTTGGTTCGTACGCGGGCGGCTCGTTCTATTTCGGCGGGACAATGGTGCCTGTCGCCATCCTGAACGCGGGCGCAGGAGACTACGCTGCGGCGCTGGTGTCTGCACAAGAGTGGGCTACCGAACTCCGGGCAACGCTAGGACTATGACATGAAGAAACTCCTCCCCCTCGCCGCGCTGATCGCCACGCCCGCCTATGCGGACGGCTTCAAGAACCGAGAGATCGCCTTTCAGGTGTTGAACGCTGCCGACGCCGCACAGACCTGCCACATCATCGGGCGGGGCGGTTCCGAGGCGAACCCCATTGCGCGGGCCATCATCGGCAAGCGGCCCTCGTGCGGGTCGATCATCGGCTTCAAGGTTGTGTCCGGGCTGGTCCACTATGTCATCGCCGACTTTGCGCGGGACCGCGATCCCGAGGCGGCGAAGTTGTTCCAAACCATCACGCTCGTCATTCAGGGCGGCGCTGTCGCGGCCAACATGCGCTTCGTGTTCTGATGCTCGACCTGAACATCCCGGAGATCACAGAACTCCTGCCGCACCTCACGGAAGACGAGCGCGCGGAGCTATACGCGATCCTCGCCGAGGACATCGCCAACGTGATGTGGCGACCGCTCCCCGGGCCGCAGTCGATGGCCTACCACAGCGAGGCCGACGTGCTGGGTTACGGGGGCGCGGCTGGCGGCGGCAAGACCGACCTCATGCTCGGCAAAGCGATCAACAAGCACAAGATCAGCTACATCCTGCGCCGTGAAGCGACCCAGATGCAGGGCATCTACAACCGCATGGCCGAGATCATGGGCGGCACTGACGGCTTCAACCGCAGCGACAAGATATGGCGGCTGCCTGACGGTCGCATGATCCGCTTTGGCTCGACCCCCAACCTCGGCGACGAGATGAACTATCAGGGGCAGGCACGCGACTTCCTCGGCATTGACGAGGCAGCCAACTTCCTGCGTGACATGGTCGTCTTCCTGCAGGGCTGGGTGCGTACCACCGACCCCGAGCAGCAGACCCAGACGCTGCACACCTTCAACCCGCCGACCAACGCCGAGGGCCGTTGGGTCGTCGAGTACTACGCGCCGTGGCTTGACGAGAAACACCCAAACCCCGCTCTACCGGGCGACATCCGCTGGTTCGCGACCATCGACGGGCAGGAAGCGGAACTCGAACAGGGTGGCGACTTCTACCACGGCAAAGAACTCATCATCCCGCACAGCCGCACCTTCGTGCCCAGCCGCATTGCGGACAACCCCTTCCTCGTGCGCACCAACTACATGAGCACGCTGCAAGCACTGCCCGAACCGCTGCGCAGCCAGATGCTCTACGGCGACTTCCGCGCAGGCATGACCGACGATCCGTGGCAGGTGATCCCCACCAAGTGGGTCGAGATCGCGCAGGACCGCTGGAAGGCACGGCTGCCCAAGCCCCGGATGTGCAGCCTCGGGGTCGACGTGGCGCGTGGCGGCGACGACAACACGATCATCTCCCGCCTGTCCGACGACATGTGGTTCGACGAGCTTCTGGAGTACACGGGCAAGGAGACGCCCGACGGCCCCACGGTGGCAGCGTACAGCATCGCCGCGAACCACGACCACGCCCCGATCCACATCGACGTGATCGGCGTAGGCGCGAGCCCGTACGACTTTTTGCGCGAAGCACGACAGCAGGTGCTCGGCATCAACGTCTCCGAGAAGTCCGTGGGCACCGACCGCTCGGGGCGTCTCTCGTTTCTCAACCTGCGCTCCGAGCTATGGTGGCGTTTCCGCGAACTGCTCGATCCGTCGGCCAACAACGGTATAGCGATCCCGCCCGGGCGCGACATCCTCGTCGAGCTTACCGCTCCGAAGTGGACGCTGCGCGGGTCGACGATATACGTCGAGAGCCGCGAGGAAATCCACAAGCGGATCGGGCGCTCGCCTGACCGTGCCTCTGCGATGATCCTTGCTGCGATCCGCACCCCGCGTGCCGAGATCGGGCGCAAGGGATACCAAGCGGGCAACGAGGCTGCTACGGGTCGCCGCAACTACAACCCTTACGCTTCGAGGTGAGAACATGTGCATTTCCCAGATAAAAGCCGCAGGGGCCAGCGCGCAGAAGCCGGGCGCTACGGCGACCCTCGGCCTTCTGCAAAAACGCAAGGGCTTGACCGCGCAACAGACCAACGCGAACCGCGCACCGATGATGGCCGGCGGATCGCTTCTCGGGGGTGGGGGGCCGCGGCTCTCGATGGGCTCGTCGCTGCTATCCTCCGGGCAGTGACCGCACGCGGCGCGCAGCGGGTATGCTTGCAGCGAAAGGACCAGTTCGATGTGCGCACCTCTCCTACCTCTTGCGATTATCGGTGCCGGCGCGCTTGGCGCAGGCGCGTCGATCTACTCCTCGTCCAAGGCAGCCAGCGCCCAGAAGCGCGGGCAGGACATGGCAGCGGCTGACGCCCAACGCCAAGCGCAGCGCGCAGAGACCCAGTTCAACGCCGCCAACCAGAAGCAGCCCGGTATCGCCGCGCTCTACGCGGCCAACAAGAACGGCGCGAGCCGTGGGCTTGGCTCGACCTTCCTCTCGGGCGGCGCACCGAACATGTCCAGCCACCTCGGCGGTGCGCCGTCGCTCCTCGGGGGTAAGTGATGACCGATATTCGCACACGCGAGAAGGCACTGACCCGCGCCAAGCTGCTCAAGGACAGCCGCTCCAAGGGGTGGGATGGCCACTGGCGCTCCGTGTCTGACAACCTGCTCCCCCGGCAGTCCCGTTTCCTGACCACGGATCGGGACCGGGGCGGCGACCGCAACCAGAACATCATCGACAGCACAGGCACCCGTGCGAACCGCGTCCTGTCCGCAGGCATGATGGCAGGCATGACCAGCCCCGCACGGCCTTGGTTCCAGCTTGCCACGCCTGACCCAGCGCTCAACGACTACCACGAGGTGAAGGCGTGGACCTCGGACGTGCGCCGCATCCTGCTGCGCATCTTCGCCAAGTCGAACACATACAACATGCTGCACGGGATGTACCGCGAGCTTGGCGGCTTCGGCACCGGTTGCTCGGTGCTGATGGACAACTACGACCGCGTGATCCACCACAACCCGATGACGGTTGGCGAGTACTCGCTCGGCATCAACCACGAGGGCTTCGTCGACAAGGTGGCTCGCGAGTTCGAGCTTACCGTCGAGCAGGCCGCTGGGCAGTTCGGCAAGCAGAACCTCTCTGCCTCGCACCGCTCTGCGCTCGACACAGGCAACTACAACTCCAAGGTCAAGGTGCTCCACGTCATCGAGCCCAACGCCGACCGCGATCCCGCGTACAAGGACGCCAAGGGAAAGCCCTTCAAGTCGTGCTACTGGGACATGGCCAACGAAGACACCAACCACGGCCTGCTCGGCGAGGGCGGGCACTCGTTCTTCCGCGCGCTGTGCCCCCGTTGGGACGTGCTCTGGGGCGACACCTACGGCGTATCGCCGGGGATGGAAGCACTGGGCGATCTGCTGCAATTGCAGCACGATCAACTTCGCAAGGGCAAGGCCATCGACTACCAGACCGACCCGCCGTTGCAGGTCCCGCTCGCGCTCAAGGGCAGCGACGCAGACTTCCTCCCCGGCGGGATCAGCTACTACGACGGCAACACCGGGTCGCAGGGCGTGCGTGCCGCGTTCCAAGTTACGCTCGACCCCTCGGTCCTGCTCGAAGACATCCGCGACGTGCGCGAGCGTATCAACTCGGCGTTCTACGCCGACATGTTCCTGATGATCGCGCAGGCCGACAAGGGCATGACCGCGACCGAGGTGGCAGAGCGCCACGAAGAGAAGCTCCTGATGCTCGGGCCGGTGCTCGACCGCCTGCACACCGAGCTTCTCGAACCGCTGGTAAGCAACACCTTCAACCGCGCGATGGAGACGGGCATCCTGCCACCGCCACCGGAAGCGCTGGGCGATATGCCAATGCAGGTCGAGTTCGTCTCGATGCTGGCGCAGGCCCAGAAGGCGATCAGTGTAAACGCGGTCGACCGCTGGATGGGCCACATGGGTATGATCGCGCAGGCGACTGGCGACACGAGCGTCTTCGACAAGTTCGATGGCGACAAGTCGGCAGAGCGCTACGCGGATCAGCTTGGCGTTGACCCCGATCTTGTCGTGCCTGACGACAAGGTGGCCGCGATCCGCGAACAGCGGGCGCAGCTTGTTGCCCAGCAGCAGCAGGCCGCAGCGATGGAGCAGATGGCCAAGTCGACGCAGGCGCTCGGCGGGGTCCAGACTGGCCCAGCCGCGAGCGACAACGCAGGCGCAGACCTGCTCAACCTGTTCTCTGGCTACTCCTCGCCGTCCTCAACCGAGCTACAGTGACCACACCAGCACAACCTAGTTGTACCCTGCGGGCCTTATGTACGAACCAGACCCACGGGAACGAGACGAGAAGCGGCAACAGGACCGCACGGCGGCGCAGCACGCGCAGGCCGCGCAGGACGATCAGCTTGTCGCGGTCCTCGCCACGGTCGAGGGGCGCGCGGTTCTCTACCGGCTGCTCGCAGGCGGCGGGCTGTACCGCAGCAGCTTCGCGGCGGACCCGTATCTGACAGCCTTCAACGAGGGCTCGCGCAACGCGGCCCTCAAATTGCTTGGCGACATCACGCGGATCGCCCCCGACAAATACCGCGCAATGCAAGAGGAAAATTCTCATGGCTGATGAAGCAACCCCGGTCGAAGCACCGGCACCAACCCCGTCGCTGATGGACGAGGCCGTCACACCGCCGGCCAGCGAAGCCGTGATCGAGGGTGAAGCAACCCCGGTCGAAGGCGAGAAGCCCGCCGAGGAAGCGCCAGCCGAAGGCGAGAAGCCGGAAGGCGAAGAGAACGAGAAGCCGGAAGGCGAAGAAGCGGCCATCGAATACGAGGACTTCGTTGCGCCGGAAGGCGTGACGCTGGAACCCGAAACGCTCGAAGCGTTCAAGGCGCAGGCCAAGGAACTCAAGCTCGATCAGGCCAGCGCCCAGAAGTTCGTCGACATGGCCGTCGAGCTTCAACAGAAGAACGCGACGCAGTTCGCGCAGCAGCTTGTCGACTACCGCGCAGGTCTCCGCGAGAGCGTGAAAACCGACGAGGAGATCGGTGGCCCGGCCATGACTGACAAGCTCAAAGTGGCGGTTGCAGCGCGCGAGCAGTTCGGCACTCCGGCCCTCAAGGAGCTTCTCGACGAGAGCGGTCTGGGCGATCACCCCGAGGTCATCCGGTTCTTCTACCGGGTCGGTACGCAGACAGGTGACCACACGTTCATAAACCCGGGTAAACCAGTCTCGCAGGGGGGTTTCTACGATCACCCGACAAGTAAACCAAAGAGCTAACCAAGGGGTTCTCCGATGTCCACGCTGGCCACCACGCACCCGACGCTTCTTGACGTTGCCACCCGGGCCGACCCCGATGGTAAGATCGCCAAGGTCGTCGAAATTCTCAACCAGACCAACGAGGTTCTGGAAGACGCTGTCTGGGTGGAAGGCAATCTGCCAACCGGCCACAAGACCACGGTGCGCACCGGCATCCCGGCTCCGACGTGGCGCAAGCTGAACTACGGCGTCGTGCCGACCAAGAGCACCAGCGCGCAGGTCACCGACACCATCGGCAACCTCGAAGCATACGCCGAAGTCGACAAGGACCTTGCCGACCTCAACGGCAACACCGATGCGTTCCGCCTCTCCGAGGACAAGGCCTTCATCGAAGGCATGAACCAAGAGATGACCCAGACCCTGTTCTACGGCAACGACCTTGTCGACGAAGCAGAGTTCACTGGTCTCTCGGCGCGCTACAACAGCCTCTCGGCGCAGTCTGCAGACAACATCGTCCAGCAGGCCAGCACCGACGGCTCGGACAACTCCTCGATCTGGCTGGTCGTGTGGTCGCCGGAAACGGTCCACATGATCTACCCGAAGGGCCTGCCGACTGGTCTGCAGGTCACCGACAAGGGTCAGGTCACGCTTGAAGCTGCCCCGGGTGGCCCGGGCGGCGGTCGCATGGAAGCCTACCGGACCCACTACAAGTGGGGCGGCGGTCTGTCCGTCCGCGACTGGCGCTATGTCGTCCGCATCCAGTACAATCAGGAAGACCTCGTCAAGGACGCCGCAACCGGCCCTGACCTGATCGACCTGATGACCGATGCAGTCGAACGCCTGCCCACCGGCGGCGCTTCGATGGGTCGCCCGGCGTTCTACATGAACCGCCGTACCCGCACCTTCCTGCGCAAGCAGATCACCTCGGCTGTCAAGCAGTCGTCGCTGACGATGGACACCGTCGCGGGCAAGCGCGTGCTGGCCTTCGATGACATTCCGGTTCGCCGTGTCGATCAGCTTCTCACCACCGAAACCGCCATCGCATAAGGACCGGGCCGATGATTACCGACGCACTCAACACTTTCGCAGACAGCGTTTCGGTGGCGGCAGCAGCCGGCACCGCACAGATCGGCGAGAGCATCGACCTCGGCGCGGCGCACCGCGACATCGGGATGAGCGCCTATCAGGGCCTCTACCTCGTCGTCACGGTTAGCACCGAGATCATCACCGGGGGCGCTGCCGGCACGATCAAGTTCATTCTTGCGTCGGACGCGCAGACCGCAATCGCGACTGACGGTTCCGCCACTGTCCACTACGACAGCGGCACCTTCGTCACCGATGACAGCGCCGCAAACAGCGCCGTGCTCAACGCTGGCGGTCGCCCTGTTTGTGTGGCCCTGCCGCTCGAAGGCAACACCTACGAGCGCTTCCTCGGCGTCCTCGCCACCATCGGCACCACCACGGTGACCGCTGGCGCGGTCAACGCTTTCCTGACGAAGACGCCGCCGGCTTGGGCTGCGTACCCCGACGGCATCTGATAGGGGCTGACCGATGACCACGATTACCAAAACCGAAGTCAAGGTCGCCCTTAAGACGGGGTTCCACGAAAGCCGCCTCATTGAAGCCGGCGAGGAGTTTGTAGCTCCCGCCGACTTCAAGGCCAAGTGGTTCGCCTCGAAGGCTGATTTGAAGAGCGGCGCTGTCGAAGCACCGGCCCCGGGTTTCCTCGACCAGCAGGTCAAGGATATTCTGGCCGCTCTGCCCGGCAAGTCGGTCAAGGAAATCACCCGGTTGATCGCCGAGGAGCAGAGCGGGAAGGCCCGCAAAGGCCTGCTCGCTTCGATGGGCGACATGGTGGCCAACCGCGCAGGGGAACTCGACGGAGGCGATGCCGAAGACGACAACCCTCTCGCGTAATGCGTCACGTTTAAACGGGGGCGGGGCGCGTGGTCTTCGGGCCGCGCGCCCCATTTCGTAGGAGAGTACCGTGGCCTCTGTCGTCGATATTTGCAACACGGGGCTGGGGCTCATCGGCGACCGCGCCACCCTGTCCAGCATCGACCCTCCAGAGGGGTCGGCCCAAGGGGACCACTGCGCGCGGTGGTGGCCTATCGCCCGCGATGAGGCCCTCGCGTCCTACGACTGGAACTTCGCTTCGACCACGGCCAGCCTCGCCCTGCTCGACGACAGCGTCAACGATCACCCCAACTGGCCCTATGCCTTCGCGCTGCCCAACGACTGCGTCGTTGCCAGAGAACTGGTCCTGCCCAACGGCTCGACGATCCCGCTCGACAGCGGCAACGAGGCCGAGTGGGAACTCGCCCAGACCGACGCCAACGCCCCGGTGCTGTTCTGCGCGTACGAGGAAGTCTCGCTGCGCTTCACCAAGCGCCTGACCAACCCGCTCCGCTATCCGCCCAAGCTGGTGACCGCCCTCGGCTACCTGATGGGCTCATACCTCGCAGGCCCGGTCATCAAGGGCAAGGCGGGGATGCAGACCTCGGTCGGGATGCGGCAGTACTGGGATAAGTTCTCGGCGGAAGCTGCCGTGGTCGACGCCAACCAGCGCCGGCACCGCGCGCGGCACACGCCCTCTTCCGTCCGTGCTCGCGGCGCGACCCTGACCCGCACCGTCGAGGAAGGCACCGCGCGTCGTGAACTTCCGTACTGGGCGAACTGATGAGCGACTTCCGCACCCACACCCGGTCGTTTAGCGGCGGCGAGATGACCCCCGAGTTCTTCGGGCGCATCGACGATCCCAAGAACCAGACCGGCGCAGCCGTGTGCCGCAACTTCGTGGCTAAACCGCACGGCCCCGCCGAGAACCGCTCGGGCACGGTCTTCGTGCGTGAGGTCGCGGACAGCGCCTCCGAGAGCCGACTGCTGCCGTTCTCTTATGGGTTCGGGCAGAGCCTCATCATCGAGTTCAGCGTCGGCGTCTTCCGCTTCCACGCCCTCGGCCAGACAGTGCTCTACCCGGTAGCAGCGGCTTGGGTTACCGCCACGGCCTACGTGGTCGGGGACCTCGTGCTGACAGGCGGCATCACGTACTACTGCAAGGAAGCGCACACTTCCGCCGCGCTCTTCGCGACCGACGCGGCGAAGTGGTACGCGCAACCCGCCACCGGCGAGTACGAGGTGCCGCACGCGTACACCGAAGACGAGCTTTACGAGGTGACCTACGCGCAGTCAGGCGACGTGGTGCAGCTTCGCCACCGCAACCATCCGCGCCGCGAGCTTCGCCGCAACGGCGCGGTCGACTGGGTCTTGGCTGACCTCGCGGTAGGACCGACCCTTGACGCGCCGACCGGGTGCAGCGCCACGCCGACCCCCGGCGCGACCCCGGGCACGCCGTTCGATACCGACTACGTCGTGACCGCGATCACGGGCGACGGCGATGAGAGTTTGCAGAGCAACACGGGCACGGCCAGCAACAACCTATACGACGACGGCGCGTACAACACCATTGACTGGTCAGCGGTCACAGATGCCGTGCGATACAACGTTTACAAGAAGGCGGCGGGGTTGTTCGGCTACATCGGCCAGACCGACCAGTTGACCTTCCAAGACGACAACATCGCCCCCGATCTGGGCACGACCCCGCCGCTCGACATCGACCTGTTCAGCGCCCCCGGGGATTACCCCGGCGCGGTCTCGTACTTCGACCAGCGCAAGGCCGAAGCGGGCACGACCAACACGCCGATGTTTGTGGCCATGACCCGGGCCGCGAGCGAGGAGAACTTCAACTACTCGATCCCCGCCAAGGACAACGACAGCATCCAGATCAAGATCGCCAGCCGCGAGAGCAACGCGATCCTGCACTTGATCCCGATGCAGGACCTGATCGCCGCCACACCGGCGGCCCTGTGGCGCATCTCGGGCGGCTTGTCCGAGGTGCTCACCCCGTTGACCGTCAACGCCAAGGAACAGACCTTCGTGGGTTGCGCACAGGCCAAGCCGATCAAGGTCGGCAACAACCTGATCTACGTCGCGGCTCGCGGCGGGCACCTGCGCGAGTTCGGCTACGACGGCGACAAGAACGGCTACACGTCGGGCGATGTCTGCATCCGCGCGCCGCACCTGTTCGACGACTACGAAGTCCGCTCGATGACGCTCCAGCTTGCGCCGTTCCCGATCATCTGGGCGGTGTCGACCTCGGGCAACCTGATCGGCCTGACCTACATCCCCGAGCAGCAGATCGGAGCCTTCCACTGGCACGACACGCTCGACGGAGCGTTCGAGGACGCGACCACGATCTACGAAGACGGGTACGACTACACCTACGTCATCGTGCGCCGCTTCATCGACGGCGGCTACGTCCGCTACATCGAGCGCTTCGCGCAGCGCGCCTTCGGCCCCGACCCGGTAGACCAGTACTTCGTCGACTGCGGCTACACCTACCGTGGCGCAGCGGCCAACACGGTCAGCGGCATCACTTGGCTCGAAGGGGTCGAGGTCTCGATCCTCGCCGACGGCTCCGTCGTGCCTCCCCAGACAATCACGGGTGGCGTGCTCACCTTGCCCGACGAGATCGAGGCAGAGGTCATCACGTTTGGCCTTCCGATCACCGCCGACCTGCGGACCATGCCGCTCGCGGTCGAGCTTCAAGGCTACGGGCAGGGCGTGCCCAAGAACATCAACGAGGTTACGCTCCGGGTCTACCGCTCCTCGGGTATCTTCGCCGGGCCATCGTTCGACGAACTGACCGAAGCCAAGCTGCGCACCACCGAGAACCTTGGCTCGCCGCCAGACCTGCGCACGGGCGTGGTCGAGATCGTGATCGACGGGGCATGGCAGGATGAGGGGCAGGTCTGCATCCGCCAGAGTGATCCTCTGGCGCTCACAGTCCTCTCGATGACCCTCGACTTCGCCCTCGGCGGCGGCTGATGAAGTACCAGCTTGCGACCACGGACCACGTCCCGGCTCTGCTCGCCGATATGCGCCCGCTCGACTGGCAGGAAGCCACTGCCTCGGCAGGACCGGACATCGCCACAACCGTCGCGAATAGCGTGCGTTTGTCCCACAACCCGTGGGTTGTGTTTGACGATGAGGGCGCGCTGCTCGCGATTTTCGGGGTCGCGCCGTACAACCTGATGAGCGATACAGGGGCTCCGTGGCTGCTCGGCACGCGAAAGCTGGATCGGCACAGCAAGACGCTCACAACCGTTTCGCGCCGCTATCTCGCTGAAATGCAGGAGTTTTTCCCGAAGCTCGTCAACTATGTCGACGTGCGCAACACCCCTTCCATTCGCTGGTTAAAGCGTGTAGGCTTCGCCATCGACGCGCCTGCACCGCACGGCGTCAAGGGGGAGCCTTTCCACCGCTTCCACATGGGGTCTGACGATGTGTAACGTGGGTCTTCTAAGTATCGGTACGCAAGCGGCAGGCGCAGGCATGGCCACCGTCGGCTCCTACATGGGCGCGAAGAGCCAGAAAAGCTCTCTGAACTTTCAAGCGGGCATCGCCGACATCAACGCCAAGGTCTCCGAGATGAACGCCCGCGAACTGGTTCGCGCCGGCATCGTCGAGGAGAGCCGCGTCAAGTTGGCCGGTGCGCAGTCCAAGGGCGAGCAGATCAACCGGATGGCCAGCAGCGGCATCGACATTGCGGGCAGCCCGACCGCGCTCGCACGCCTCACGACCACCGACGTTATCACCGAAGTCGACGCACAGACCATGCGCACGAACGCGCTCCGCGCTGCGTGGGGCCAGCGGTTCGAGGCAGGCGATCAGCGCCGCAAGGCGATGGCACTGCGCACTTCGGCTGCGTCGATCTCGCCCTTCATGTCGGGGCTCTCCACCCTACTCACCTCGGCAGGACAGGTCGCGGCAAGCTGGTACTCGCTCGACAAGAATGGAGCCTTCGGCTCGGGCAAGACGGGCGGCGCGGGCGGGATCGCTACCTCGTTCGGCAACGGGCCCGGGGACATCGGCAGCGCGTCGTCGCTGGTCGCCAACGCCAACGACGTGTACGTTTGGCCGAGCGCCACCAACGGCTTCAAGTCTTCCTTCCCCAAAGTGAATTACTGACATGGCAGAGCCTGATACCTTCCGGGTGAACCCCGCAGTCACCCCCCTACCCTCGCTTAGTGCGCCGTCTTCCGAGAACGCCGCGCCGGGGCAGCTTACGCAACTCGGCGGCGCGATACAGGGCGCAGGCAAGGTCGCAACCGACATCTACACCGACGTGCTGCGCGAGCAGAACGAGGCCCGCGTTACGGCGGCGATGACCGAACTCAACAACCGGGCCATCAACCTGCGCACCGGCAAGGACGGCTACGCCACCCTGATGGGCAAGAACGCGCTCGACCGCCCCGACGGCAAGAGCCTCGATCAGGAATACGGCGAGCGTCTCGACAAGGACCGCGCCGACATCGCCAGCACGCTGACCAACGAGGCGCAGCGCGAGGCCTTCACACGCAACGCTGCCGGGCTCCAGACCCAGTTCCACGGTCAGGTTGGCGAGCACCTGTTCAAGCAGGCCAAGGTGTTCAAAGTCGAAGGGCTCAACGGCATGGCCGAGAGCGGTGCCCGACAGGTGGCTCTCGCTGCGGGCAACGCCACCGAGATCGCCAGCGGGCGCAGCGTGGTAGCTGGCGCGGCCAAGCAGTTGGCTGCCGAGATGGGCTGGGACGAGAACGCGACCGCCGAGTTCACACGCAAGGCGCTGTCCCCTTCGCACCAGATCGCGTTTAGCCAGTTGTACGACGCAGGCGAGTACAAGAAGGCTGCGGATTACCTGAACACCTACCGCGACGAGTTCGACGAGAAGGCTTATTCGCTCGCGCACAGCGCGGTCAACGAAGGCCTTATGCAAAAGAACGTCATCGCGAAAGTCGACCAGTGGGGTGGCGTTGCTGCGGCCACAACGCCGACGGCCAAGGAACTGTACATGCCGCTGACCGGGGACTGGAAGGTCACCCCGAACGGCAAGTACGGCGCACCGCGCCCGCACCACCGCAGCGGTAGCAAGACGCACGCAGGCAACGACCTGCAGGCAAGCATCGGCACCCCGGTGCAGGCCAGCGGCGATGGCGTGATCCGCTACCGCAACACGGACCCCGAAGGCTACGGCACGGCTGCCGAACTCGTCCTCGCCAACGGCGACGTGGTGCTGCTCGCGCACCTCTCCAGCATCAAGGTGCCTGACGGCACGCGCGTCTCGCGCGGCCAGACCATCGCCCTGACCGGCGACAGCGGCAACGCCAAGGGCTCGCCACACCTGCACCTCGAAGTCCGCAAAGGCGGTAAGACCAAGGTCGACCCCAAGGAGTACTTCACGGGCGGCAACACCGCACCCGGCGTCGGCGGCGCGCTGCCGCCGCGCGCGGAGGCGATGGAGTGGGCCAACGCGAACTTCACTGGCAAGGAACTGGAGATTGCGCGCCGCGAGATCGACGACCGATACCGCTCGCGCGACTACGATGAGCGCCGCACGCAAGAGGCAGTCGTCAATTCCGCGTGGGAAGAAGCGAACAGCAAGGGCAACATCTCGGCGGGCACGGTCTCCCGGCTCAACCAAGCGGGCCAAGCCTCGACCGTCACCACGATCCGCAACTGGGCACGCGCCGAGCAGGACCGCAAGGCGGGCAAGGCCGTGGACCCGGAGAAGGCAGCGGACACGCGCAACCTGCTCTACGGGATGTTCGCCGATGGCAAGATCAAGAGCGAGAACGACCTGCTGCCCTTCCGCCCGATGCTGGACCGCAACGACTACGACCAGCTTGTCAAGATGTCGATAGAGCGGCGCGCAGGCAACGCCGCAGCGGCTGCCGACCCGGTCAGCATCGGCAAGACCTTCGACGACGTGAAGGCCGAGGTGCCGCTGTTCAAGGACGACAAGGACGGGACGAAGCTCGCCGCTTTCCGTGGCTCGGTCATCGCGGCTATCGCTGCCGAAGAGCGCGCGCGCAACGCGCCGATCAAGAACGAAGAGCGCCGAGCCATCGTCCTCGGCATGGCCGCGAACACGACGCTGAAAGAACGCGATGGGCGCACGGTGCTTGAAACGAACTCGGGGTACAATAACATCCCCGTGGCGCAGCGCCGCGAGATCGAAAGCTCCTTGCGCCGTCGCTCGGGCCGCAACCCGCAGGCGTGGGAAGTGCTGCAGGAATACAACAACACATGGGGGCGGATGAAGTGAGCACTGTTTACGACGAGTTTGTTCGCCGCCAGCAGGAGCAGGACGCGATCCGCGCCGACGCGGGTATCGCTGCCCGGGCCAAGGCTATGGTCTCGCCCGAGGAGGCCGCGCGCGCCAACGCCGCTGCCGCCAAGTACAAGGTCGCCCCGGAGATCGCGGCAGCCGCACCCCAGAAGTTTCAGGAAAATGACGCGGTCGAAGAGATCATGGGCGCAGTGTCCCGCACCTCGTCGATCCTGCCGTGGGTCCAGCAGAACCCGAACCGCGCAGCCGTAGCGCGTGGCAACTTCAAGCAGCTTGAAGACACGTCCAAGGCGTTCGATGACCGCCCGCTCGACGGGCCGCTCGAAGTCGTGCTCGGCTTGTTGGGCTTCGCGGCCAACGCCAAGATCGCGTATGATAAGGGCGAAGCCTCGCCCCGCGCTATCGGCGGCGATCTCATGGCCGGTGTTTGGGGCGGGCTCGCCGAAGGGGGCATCCGCCCGGCGCAGAACGTGTCCGAGATCGCGCAGGTGTCATCCCCCGCTTTGCGCGGGCTGGGCAACCTGCTCGCGCCGATGTTCAAGGGCGCGGCTGACGACGCGAAAGCAAAAGCTGCCGCGTGGAGGCCGCAGCGCGAAACGGTAGAGGGCAAGGCCTTCGGCTCCGGGGTCAGATCGGAAGAGCGT